GATTAAATTAATTGCCATTCCTTTTCTCCTTAATTTAAGATTTTATATCTTTTCCATCTCATTATCTTATTCTTTTCTGTTTTTATTTATAAAAAGTCAGTTTTGTATCTTTGATCGTGTTCCCATACTTGACCTGAAGCATCAACATATGTCTGATCGTCTTGACCGTCATCGATAATTCCAAATGGTGTTATTTCATCTTCAATCATTTGAATTCGTTTTTCGTACAACTCTTTCCGTATATTTATGTTTGTCAATTCTTTGAAATACGAATTAGTCGTTAACCAAGAAAAAAGAACTAATGGCATTACTAAATCATCATGATAACCATCATCTGCCTCATAACTATTTCGCTTTTGTATGAAAGTAGAGATTTCTGAGATTACATCTGCATCATGAATAAGAAGTTTCTGTTCTTCTACAAGAGACTTGAAGTTAGAACATCCAATTCTTT